TTCCTCCTCCCCAATGTTGGAAGGACTTGTTTGGCAGACAGCACCGCTCCTACCCATCAGAGCTTTTAACCATCTGCGACAGGGTTACGGACTGGAGGAGCATCCGTAAGTGTCATGACCCTTCCAATGTAGCCATTGAATGGCTGAGGGTAGTCAACTAGGGCTTGGCAAGCCCCCACTTCAAAAGCTGTTAGGCTTTAAGTGGTGGGTAGTTGACCTTCTTCATACCAATATTGATGATAGCCACCAATCTGTTTTACTAAATATCTTTTAGTAACATGTTTTTTACCTTCAGGATAATGCATTTCTTTATATTCCATTTGAACTACTTCTCCTACAATGTCTTTGCCACGTACAGTCACCTTCTCCCCTACACTGAATTTCATATTCATTTTAAACACTCTTTATTATTTATTTGACTTGCCAATGACTCGGCAATTATAATTAAACTGTCCAACTATTGCTGAATCATTGGCTATAGGATCACCTTTACGGTGATTCTTTTTTTGTTTAGAACAATTTATTAAACAACAAATACCCTAATGTAATTCCCAAAATCCCGAACACCGCACTTGCTACTGGAGGCGCGGGTACAGGGAGTTTTACTGCTGCGAAGATAAAGCCTGTGATTAAACCTGTTACTAATGATAATAAACTTTGGATGATAAATTCTTTCATATATGTATATCTCCTTTTATATTTATTTTTATTTGTGTAAATGTTTATTAATTCTATCAATAGCTAAATCATAATATTCCTTTTCAATCTCAAACCCTACGTATTGCCTATTAGTATTGATACAAGCTATTGCCGTTGTACCAGAACCCATGCAGTTATCAAGTACAATTTCTTCTTCATTTGTAAATGTTTTAATTAACCACTCGCATAATTCTACTGGTTTCTGTGTAGGGTGTAATACATTTGTTCTATTTGCGTTCGAAAGCGTTATAATACTTTTTGGATATTTTAAATTAGTCTTGTCGTCAACACATTCTCTCTTAATTTTTATCCCCATAAATTTTGCTTCAGAATTTTTTGCTTCGTTTCCTCCTCTCTTCCACATTTTACCCTCAGACATTTGCGGATTATAGGTGGGCTGTTTTTTATAAAACACCAATATATTTTCATGTGATTTCAAGACTTGCTTTTTCGCTAACATTGGATTGCTTATGTTAACCTTATCCCATATAATTTCATATTTAAATAATTTAGGGTTACTCATCACCAATGCACTCGTAAATGGTTGACTACTAAACAATACAATAGCACCGTTATCTTTTATAATTCTTTTATAATGCTCCCATAATGGTTTAAAAGGTATGATTGTGTCCCATTTTAAAACTGTTTTTGAATAAGGAAGATCACATAAAATCATATCAATACTTTTATCAGGAATTCGCCACATACCCGTACCCAACTCTTTATTTCCTATACAATCCTCATTGTATATTTTATTTAATTCTAACAAATTAACCACCTATCTTTATAATTATCTATAAAATGTATGTTTCATTCAAACAAATTTTTATACTTCTCAATATCAATTTTCGCATTTATGTATTTCTCATATTTTTTATATGTATTCCAATCCATTTCTTTTATAGGAGTCTCACGTTTCTTATAATGTTCGCAACCATAACACTCATCTGAAATATTTGGACTAACTTGTTGTCCATATTCTCCACTTGCTCCAAAAGGACACCAGCAACCCTTTGAGTCATCGCTATAAACAACATTTACAGGATATTCACAAGTTGGGAATCTTTCTTCATACGCTTCAATTTGTCTTGGTGAACACATTCCATATTCTTCATATTTTTCATCAGGAAGAACACCTAGTCGCATATCAATCCAATCTTGACTGTCCATATTATCAACACATGCGCCATATGCACATCTATTCCAAAACAATTCTTGTCCTTCAATTGGGAATGTATTTACAAAATCAATTATATTTTGCTCATATTTGTATTCAGCACAATAGCCATCTATATATTTTGGTTTTTCATTAAACCATTTTTCTATATCTTTCGGTTTACAATCATCACAAATTTGTAAATATGTATAATTGTTATCAAAACGACTACCATATTCACTTCTGTATAAAGAATATTTTTCTAGTTTTAGTTTCTCTTTAAGACATTTAAAACAAATTTTTTCATAGTCTTTAATTGGAGTTACTTTTTTATTCATTCACTCATCTCCTTTCTAATCTTAATAAAATGGTAAGCATCTCCGATAATTTGCGGAGGTGTAGCTAAATTCAGAAATTCTTGTGTTGGTATCGAATCTTTTGTGATATTTATTTTGTCTATGTATTTCCAATACAATAGTGTTAATTGTTTTTCATTTTTAATTACATTTTTATATTTATCTAATAACCACTCCACATTTTCTAAAACTTTGTTATAATCGCTCATTTTTCCATCATCCTTACACCAATCAAACTATATCCAGCTAAATCACGGTACGGTGATTCATTAAGTTTATCCCCATCTGGACTATTGAAAACTCTGTTTTGTTTGTCGATCATCCGCACTTGCAAAAGAATGTGTTTTAATAAACTTTCTGGAATCGTATATGTATTGTCGTCATTTTTATATTTATTTAAGAAAACCTTCATCACTTCATATGTAGCGTCAACTGATGATCCATAAGCTTCATTTTTCATATCGGTAAATTGACCGATTTCAGTAGCGATCTCCCTAAATGATTTTGGTTTACTTAAAGCTTCATCTGAAGAATTTGAAAAATCTTCACAATACTCATTAATTGATTCATTTTTCTCAGCTAATTCTAATTCATCTCCTGAAAACCACAAATACTCATCATCTATATAAACAATACAATGCAATTGATTAGTATCATCTTTTTCTACTTTTTCAATTGTTCCTACTTTACCAAGATATTGATTTGTATTAAGACTATTTTTAACAACTTCAACCTTATCACCGACTTTAAACTTCATCCGCCATTACTCCTTTCAATTGGTTTTTAAAATTTATCATAATTTTATTAATTTCTTCATCAACAGACGATAAATTCTTAATTTCTTCATAAATCCTTTTTGCTTCATTTTGTTTAATTTCTTTATTGGTTTCTTCATTTAATTTTGCAAATTCTTGTTTCATATACTCTCTTTTGTCTATAATCAGTCTCATTGGCGTTAATTCTGGCTCAGGAATAACAATATCGAATAATCCGATATTATGTATCTTACGGAACACAAAATCCTCAAATTCTTGATATGTAGGTTGAAATTCATTTGTTTCTGATAAACGCTTTTTCATTTGTTCAAGCACAACGTCTATGTATCGTTCACCAATAATGTAAATAAGCAAATCTTTACTGTATTGCTTATTGCTTACTTTCCTTATATGTGATTGAGTTTTTACATATTCGTCTGCTTTTGATAATATTTCTTTTACATTATTTAATCTGATGTTGACTAATGGATAAATCGTGTCACGCAACTCGAAGAAAAATTGTTCGTTTTTAGATAATTTCTTTTTAACCAATTTATCACCTCATTATATTTTATTTATATAACCAAGTTAAACACATCAAGATTACACTAAACTCTACAGTAAATCTCCATTTATCATCATTGCTCCAATCTTTCTTTGGTACGATGAACGCTGCTATAACCAAAAACCAAAGCAAAATTTTTAAAAATACCACCATCTCACCTCCCATAAAATTCAGATTTTATTCAATTTCTAATATTATTATATTTTATTTAATTATGTTTGTCTATACCTTTTCCTAATTTTATTACATAAATTTTTCGTTTTTGTTTACCGAATTTAATCGCATCTTCAACATTTTCAAAATATAAATCAATTCTATTCCCTTTGATTTTTGAACCTCTGTCCTCTACTCTAAACACTTCATTAAACCCTTCAATTTTAACTAACGTACCAAACGGAAACCTCTTATCCATTGCAATAGTACGACCTTGAGTGGCAATAGTGCCACTCGCAGTCACCTTAAAATCAGGATCATCTGGCGATTTACCCGTTGACTCTTCATATGGTGAATATGCGGTTACAACACCTTCAAAACTGTATATGTAATTATTTTTATATTTTTCTCTCATTTGTTTAATTCGTTTAATTTGTTCTTCAAGTCCCCTAATTTCTTCATTATATCGTTGCCTAAGACGCTCCTCGCTTTCTTTAAGATTTTGATTTGTTGATTGAATATTTTGCTGCAATTGTTTGATTAGTTCTTGTTGCTGCTTGTTTTGAATCTCTAATTGTTTTAATTGTTCATTTAAATCGTGATACATGTGATATGAATACGCGACTGGTATTACAGATAATGCAGTACAAAGCAACGTTTTCTTCAATGATTTTTTCATGATAACTCCTTTCTATACTTTTACTCTTTCCAAAGTTAAAGAAAGATTTCCATGTTCATCAACATCATTAATTAATGCTACTGTATGCCGATAAACTGAATTTTTATAGGTTTTTGGAATGAAGTTATTTTCACGTCTAAAACCTGTAATCAACAATTTGTTTCCTCGTTCGAACCATGAAGGTTCTAAAACTACTTTTTTGCCGTTTTGCTTTGTGGAAATAGTTTTATTGTAATGACTAAATGCTCCAGCATAAAATTTAACAATTACCACACCTTCTGGCGTTAACAAAGTTACTGTATGCTTATTTTTGTTTTTGTCAAGAACCGTGCCAATGATTCGATATGTTTCATATTCTTTAAATTCACGACCTCTCCAATTATATTCATTTATTACTTTTGGCTCTTTTGGCAAGGAGTTAAAATCTACAATCCCATACTTATCTTTATTCACATGAGCTAATTCATGCTCATGATAATAATAAGATAAACTGTCCATTTCCCATTTGCTAACTGTTCCTTCGCAATATTTATTCCACTCATTCTCGAAAAGCTTTTTATTTAATGAATTTAACGCTTCTTCAGTTGATAGCCACTCTTTAATAGGTGTCATTTTTGAGTCATATTGCTTCTTGAACTGTTTTTCTGAAATAATTGGATTTCCTTTTTCATTGTATTCAACTATACACTCATCTGTATAATGCTCATAAAAAAAAGGTGTTGCTATTTCATCCAATAAAAGCAATTTGTCTTTTGGTTTACTTACTGTTTTATATACATTTTTAGAAATGTACTCTTTAAATTTAAAATGTCTTCCGTAAATTTGTAAGTCATCAGGAATTAAATTATTTTCAATCATCATCTTTAAATTCGACATCGTTAACTTTTCTTTTGGTTCGTAAATTAAATTAATAAACTGTTTCATAATTTCCATTCGCTCACCAAAAGAATCAAAACATCCTGCTTTTATTAGTTGAATCATTTGTGATTTTTTAATAAGACCTGTATTAAACATTCTCTCAATAAAGTCATCAAAAGATTTATATGGTCTGTTTTCAATAATTGTGTGTACTACATCATCACCAATTCCATTTATCCCTTTTAAACCAAAAATGATTGTATTGTTTTCGATATCTGGAGTAAAACCAAAACCTGCTTTATTAATGTCTGGCAAGGATACTTTTATTCCACGTTGTTGAATATTCCCAATTGCATAAGCAATTTTTCCATAATCAGTTGATTTACTCTTTGAATCTTCATCATCTTGATCTTCATCGGCACTTCCTGCGTTCACTGATAGGCAAGCTGTTTGCCAATATAAAGGATTGAACTTATGGTTAAGATTAAGCTCTTGTAATGCGATAACTGAATAGGCTAAGGTATGTAAAATACTAAACGAATAACCCAATTGTCGCTTAATCTGCACATTCCAGACGTAATTTAATATTTCATCTCTGTTTCCTAATGCTCTTCCATTTTCAAAGAACTTGTTTTGCGCTTCTTCAAGAGATTTTTGATCTTTCTTGGCAATCGCTTTTCTGAGCTTATTCGCCCACTTAACATCAAATCCAGCAATACGTTTATCCATTGACAAAAGCATAACTGATTCTTGTGTATCAGCTACTCCATTTAATTTTAATAAATGCTCTTCCATCACTTTTATTTCTTCATCATTAAGCCCATAACTATTCATTTCTTCATACCACAAAGAAATATCATTTTTGTATTTAATAAACGTGTCAATTGGTTGTTCTTCTCCCTCTGACATTAAGCGCATCAAAGAATTTGCAGCAGCAGTTTCTAATAGATTTTTTGGTTTTACTTTTGTTGCTGCTAAATGACCAACTTCTGTAGAAAACTGAAATAAATCCATTACCTCTCCACTACCCAACATTTCATATAATTTAGGTTCATTAAAATCGATATTCTGTGGATGAAGATATTTATTAAAGGTTGCTCTTAACGATCCTTGCCATTCAATTTCACCATGTTCTAACAGCATATCTAATGTTGCCCTTATCTTATCGAGACATTCCACCGTAAGAAGATCGAATTTCACATTGCCTAACGCTTCACTATCCCCCAAGTTAAATTGAGTAATTGGTGTGCCATTAGGAGCTTTCATCATTGCGTTTGATTTATAGTATGGTTCATTAAAAATGATTACTCCCCCAGCATGAATTGACCGTTTATTTACTAAACCTTCAATTTTTAAAGCTGTTTCCTTTAATCTAGGATATTTTTCTACTTCATTGATTAATTCTTTAATCGGCTTTCTTCCTTTTTCTTTATTACCAAAGAAACAATCAGATAATGACCAGTTTTGTCCCCGTTCAAATGGAATTAAACTCGTTAAATATTGTGCAGTATCTACATCAATACCAAGTCCACGACATGCAGTTAATAAAGCCGATTTTGAGCCTTCTGTTCCAAATGTACAAACTTGTAAAACTTTATCTTCTCCAAAATGTCTTCTAAGAGCCTGTAAGATTTGTTGGCGTTTACTACCTTCAGTATCCAAATCCACGTCTGGTAGCTCAGGGCGACTCTGATGGAGATGTCTCCAATGTGGCATTTCAATACCATATTCCAAAGGATTAATTTGAGTAATTCCTAATAAATAATTAACTAAAAAACCCGCTGCCGAACCGCGCCCCGACCCAACCAAGCTATTACCGCCACAATCATCATCCCAAATAATATTTACAATTTCACGAACCGTAATATAGTACGAAGACATTGCTTGATTTAGCTTTTGACTAATTTCCCACAGCTCACCCAACTCTAAATTTATACGATTTAAAATTTGGTGAAATTTTTCCTTAGTTAAAACGTTATAAGGGGTGTTCTCCTGAAAGCCATCTTCAATTAACTTAATCATATATTGGTCTTGCTCATTATCTGAATAAGCCATTTTTTTAATATACTCATATTTATCATATGCTGGCTTAAAAATATGCCTTACTTCAAATTCAGGTAAATCAATTTTAGGTATAATTGGATCATGTTCAATCGTATAATCTTCAACCATTTGTCCGATTAATTCAGTGTTTTTAATTGCCTCTTCAATAATTTCTTTTGGTAGATAATTCATTCGCTCATAAATCTCATCAATTGTTTGTAAAAAACATGCTTCATAGAAATCATCAACTTCCCTATCTCCTTCTTTAGAGCTTAAATACGCTTTATGTATTTCTCTATCTTCTGGTCTTAAATAATGAGCATCAGTGGTAACTATTCTTTTTAAACCATAATAATCCGCAATTCTCACTAACTTTTGGTTGCAATAGATTTGCTCATCAGATAACGCAGGTTGCAACTCAATAAAGAAATTCTCTTTGCCAAACACATCAATGCACCAAAGAATGAATTCATGTAATTTTGCTTTATGATATCGGATTTTTACTTCATCATTATTTCTCTCTGCTTCTCGAATAGCTAATAAATGAATGTTGACCTCTGAACCTAAGCAAGCAGATGAAGCAATTAAATGACCTTTATTATCTTTAACAATTTCTTCTAAATCTTTTTTTACTGTGGGAACACGTTCCATTGTTCCAGTGAAAAATGAATTTTCCCATGCTTTACTTGATAGAATTCTTAATTGCTCATGCCCTTCTTTATCTTTTGCTAAAAGAAGAAAATGCGGAAATTTCGTTTCACCACTTTTATAATTATCTTTTACTTCTTCTAATGAATCCACTAGATATATCTCATTGCCTAGAATTAATTTAAAATCTTCTGGAATTTCTCCTTTTTGCTTGAACTCTCTTACTAACTTAATTGCTTGAACGTGTGCTGATAGACATTCATGATCAGTGATAGCGATTCCTTTGTAATTTAATTTGGCTGCGGTTAATATTAAATCGCTAACTGAGTTCGTACTATCCAATAAACGAATATTACTACCACGATCTGTATGACAATGACAACCAATCATATAAACACCTCCTATAAAAATATTATCATTATAATTATATTTAATCAACTAAAAAATCCATTCTTTTCCCTTGATTTCTAAGATGTTAAAATCCTCAATAATAAATTGTGGTATTTCTCTTCCATCCCATTGATTTATAGAACATCTTCCCACAACTTCCATAACAAAACATTCACCATTAAATACTTTATTAAATTCCTCTTCGTTGTAATTAAACTTAATAAAATCAATATTACGATTTTTAAATTTCAATGTGTTCTTATTTTTTCCGATTAGTTGTATACCCTCTTTATTTACTGAGATTTTAGTAATTGCAATTAATGGTTCTTCAACGTTATTACTCCATAAATCTTTTAGCTTATGTATGTTATAAATGATTTGTGCATCAAATTGCTCTGAAGGAATGATAAAATCTACCTCATATTCATCAACATCAATTTCTACATCTTTCAATAAATCATTTATAATATTGTTTACTTCAATTAATTTTTCTGCTTCAATCTCAAAACCAAAAGCATTTTTATGTCCTTCACAGAAGATAAATTTATTTATATCCTGCAAAAACTGCTTAAAATCTTTTAAAATTCCTTTCTCATAACCTCTTGCTGATCCACCAAATATTGTATTTTTTTCTTTTTGTCTAATTAATAATACTGGTCGTTTATATTTTCTTGATATTTGATTCGCTACCAATCCTGTTAAATTCTTATCAAGAATATCTGTTACATTTACAATAAGTACTTTGTTTGATAATAGTCTTTTTTCTTCAATTCTTTTTTCAATAAGCTCTACTCCTTTATCTCGTAAACGGTTTTGTTTATTTTTTAAATTGTAAAGTCTCCTTGCGGTTGCGGTTTGAATTGGCTCATCTATATCTTTCTTTTTATAACACACCGTTTCATTTGACTCTAAAAATGATTTCATCATGTTTATTTTATCTTCTTCATCACCAACTCTTATTGCTGCGTTGATAAGTGGCACAATATAAAAAGCGATATTGATAATATTTACTACTCCGTTTATTGAGTATTCTTGTTGTTTTAGTAATGCCTTAATGAATGAATTATTTATATTTTCTAGCCCTTTTAAGACATAATATCGTGTTTCCAATTCTCTCATGTCCATCATATCGGCAATATTGCCAACAGCAACTAAATCAAGAAAATAATCGGCTTTATTAATTCCTAAATATTCATCAATTGCTTTACAAAATTTATAAACAATTCCTGCTCCAGAAAAATTTTTGTTTGGATACTGCGGAGACAATTGATTATTCACTACAATTGCATCTTCCGATTCTTTTTCACATTCATGATGATCTAATACGATTACATCAATTCCTTTTTCTTTTAATTTTTGGTGTTCTTCAAACTGATTGCTTCCGGCATCAGGAATTATGACCAAATCAATATCATCTGGTATTTCTTCTATAATGATTCCATGCTGTTTCCCTTTATGCAAATGCCAGCATAAATCAATATTAGGAAACACACTATTTAAATAATTAATTAATATTGCTGCACTACAATATCCATCGCTGTCACTGTCAGTCTGAACAAAAATTTTATTATTGTTTTCTATATGAGTTATTAAGCATTTAACAGCTCTTTCAACATTTTTTAATAATCTCCAATCATTCACTACAGACTCATCTAAATTAAGAAACCTTTCTATATCTTTTATTCCTCGATTATTTAAAATCGTTTGTATGGGATTTATCAAATAATCATTAACTCCAATTAATTTATATCTCATATAGCCACCTCGCCAATTGTGCTAACCTCATATTTTCTTTTCATCAACGTTTCTAAGACCTCTCTGCCTTTGTCAACTGGGCTGTCTTTGAATTCGAGCAACCCCCATTCATCCCAAAGAATATAAACTCGTGCATATGGAGCAAATTTTTGTGCAAATTTCATGATTTTTTTTGCATACTCATACGCTTCTTTGCTTTCATGATGTTTAAATTCCTTATCAAAACACAAAAACACTTCCTCTACCCCTAAACTAATCAACAAATCCCTGTGGTAATTTGAAACATTACTAGAACAAACAGCAACAGAAAAATTATTATCTCCATATAAATCTTCGCATTTTAACACTGATTTTTCAGATTCAAATATAGCCACTTTTTTCAGACGTTTTATCGCCTCTTTTGTTTTATGTAACCCATAAAGGTTATACATAGTTGGGTGATTATAAAGACGATTTTCAATGTATAGAGGCATATATTTTTTACCTTCATCAATGTCTTCTTGTCTTAATGCTCTACCTCGAATTCCAACCAAATCTCCATCAATGCTATAATGGGGGATGACGATTTTTTCTTCACGTTGATAATAACAAATATTAAACTTTTTCATGGTCTCATATGATATATTCTCATCCAACCATAATTCGTGAGGTTTATGTATAAAAATATCCATTACTTTTGTATCGTATTTAGGTAAAACAGGATTTATTTTTTCCTTTTTCTTAAAACGGTTAATCCATTCCCAATCATTAATCAGATTAGATTCTGCTTTTTGGAGAGTTGAATCTGCACTATAATGTTTTCCAGTTAAATTAGCCACATATTGAATAGCTTGGTAAAATGTTAAGTCTTTACCTTGCTGTTTTTTTGCTTTCATTACAAGAGAATATATGTCAAAAGACTCACTACAATCCGTATAGCAATGAAACATTTTTGTTTCATTATAATAATACAACTTATGCTTATGCCCACCATGACAAACAGTAGTAAATATTAAATTATCTTTTGAATCATGTTTTGGCTTGTCGCTACCAAGATCAAGTAAAATTAACTCTATATCATTTTCAGTTAATGATTCTCTGATTTTTTCTTTATCTAATACCAATGGGGCTTCACCCCTTAAAAATCAAACTGTTTTGTTTTAATTTCTGTTGGTTGAATGTCAATAAGTTCATAATCATTATTAGTGAGAAATAATTCTTTAATTCTCATTGTGTCCATGTCTACATATAGCCACAACTTAACATCTTTATATTTAGTTTCACGATTTTTGTAGATATGATAAACAAGATTCGGTTCATTGGGATAAAAGCCATGTCTTAGTATTGGTTCAAGTGCTTCCAAGTCAGCTTTTGTTGGTTTGAGTGCTACAACTGCACGGTGAAGCTTATCAGCCATCGCTTTTGAACCACGTAAAATTGTGCTGTCTGCGTCTTTAATGTTCTTCCAATCACCATTTACTTGTGAAGCTGTCGAGATATACACACCGTATCGTTTTGCGATTTGCTCCAATCTAAAAATGAACATGAATAAAACCATATCTTCACGTAATTTCATACCTCTAGATTGCTCTGCAAGCTCTTGTAATATTCGGTAACTAATATGTACATAATCAAAAAATATGTATTGTGCTTGATTCTCAATGATATGTTGTTTAATTTTCGTTTCAATCATTTGAGTATCAAAATCAGGTATATATTCAATCCAAAAATTACTTTTCTCTAAAACTTCTACCGCTTTTTCAAGTCGCTGCTCTTCCTCTGGAGTTAAATCTCCATCTTTAATTTTACTTTCTTTGACTCCACTTATATATGAAAGAATTGTTGGTTGTAATCTTTCTGCTTCCATCTCAGTAGAAATAAATAGCACGTTTTCTCCTTTATTTCTATAAATCCATTTCTTTTTTTCTAAGTCATATATTTCATCAATTGCTAAATCGGTTGCTTCAGCAAGGGATAAGCGAGTTTTTCCTAAGTTCGAAGGAGCAGATCTCATAAATAAAGTTTTTGGTTTTGCACCACGAAAGATTGTATTTTGTAAATTCCCTATTAGCGATACTCCATAATCAGGCTCTTCTTTAAATTTTTTTAGTAATTGCCTTGCTCCTTTTGCAGCATGTTGACACTCAGATTGTTCATCAATTAAAAATACTGAGCGAATCTTTAACTGTTTTTCTTCAAAATGATTGACAATATCTTGTAAAGTCATATTGTCAAATTTCTCCATCATTAATTCCTGTTCTTTTGGATTAATGACGCTTTCATCATAAATATCTTTAATATCAAAACCATTTTTCTTATATTCTCTTAATAAACTAAATTTTTTTAGTCGATTATAACTGTAATCAAAATTTCTTATATTAGATTGTTCTGATGCATTTTCCAAATACTCAAGACCGTTATTATCATTAAATACTTTATACTGCACTTCATAACTGGACAGAAAACTATCAATCATCATTATGTCAATTTCTTCGATTCCTTGTTCATATAAATTATTTATTGCAGCGAATATAATTACATAAAAAGAAGACTCACCTTCACTATAAAAATCATCTTTAGTCAATTTATATTTTTCATCATCTAAAAGTGATGGCTTTTTCATTAAATTTCCGAGAACTTGAAAAACAGAACGCTTACAAATTAATCCCATAAACTCACCTCTAATCATAAAGAGCTAATATCAATCATTTTTGATTTTTTTGTGTAAGTAAACTTTGGTGAAGTGATTTCTACAACTTTTGCTTGTTTATCTAAATCCATATACTCCTTAACACTTTCTTCTATTCTCTTTTTCATAATATAATGCTTTTTAGCTTCCTCATACACATAAGGAATAATACCTATTCCATCCCCCTCTCTGACTGTATTTCCTAAAGTTTCATAGAAATAGCGTAAAGCCAATTCCATTCCCTTTAATTTATATCCATATTCTTCTTGAAACTCTTTTATTTGCTTTAACATCATTCCTGTTGGAGCTTCTAATTTATGAATCTGACATATATACTCTATCAGTTCTTTTCTGTGTTGTTTTTGTTGCTCCCACTCTTGAAAACACTGTGGATGATAATATTTCTTTTTGTACGGATGCGCTTCTTCTTTGTGTAAATACTCTTCACAATATGGACATTTTACTTTTCTTGACATATCCACACCTCTTTTATTGAAAAGGGGAGTAATATTACATACTCCCCTATTTATATAATTATTCATTTAATAAATCTTTTAGGTCATCTACAATCAACACTACCATTTCCATTTGTTCATCTGTTGCCTCGGCAAGTTTTCGCCCTTTACCTAAATGTTCTTCAATAATCTTAGTGATCTTGGAAGCATTTTTCTCATCTTTAGACATTAATTGTTGAATGATTTCTGTAGCTTGTTGCTTAATTTCATCGAATGTATATTGCTCTGTATCTTTATATAAATTAATATGTTCGTCTGTAATTTGACCTGTTTCATTACCTTCTTTTTCAATCGCATCAGCAATTGCGTTTACAAGTGCATCATATGTAAATGGAATATATGGTGGCGTATATTTAAAACGCGAACCTGCCTCAAAACGAGGAGTTCCACGTAAGAATAAAATAGATTTTGTTTCACCGTCTTTTTCGATATTTTTAGCATAGCCAATAATGTCCGCCATACCTAATGCAATTTGACGTGGACGTTTTGGTAAAGTTGGCGTGATTTTTGTATATTCTTGACCTTCTTCATCTGTAAATGTTTTAGGTTCTGCGTGTGAAATCATTACTAATCCATAATCCATTAGAGGTATTGAACGTAAAGCTTCTTCAAATTCTTTCTTTACAAGAGAGTATCCTTTTCCATAAGGGATTGTACTGATATCATCTACACCTTCACGTTGACAAATGTATTTTTCGGCTAATGAATAAGCAATATCTAACGTGTCTAAAACTACAGTTTCATAAATATCGTGCGCTCTAGGATCAGCTAACTGTTTTAACACTTTCTTAAAATCACTCCATTTTTGAATAGGAACTGCTTTAACCCCACTTAAAGCTGAGTAGCCTTTTTCGAATGCAACGAGCAGTGGTTTTGGGAATTTTGTAGCGTTTGTCGTCTTCCCTACTTTTGGCTCACCATATAATATAACTACTTTTCCTCTTAAATCACGACTTACTTTTGTAGGCTCGATAGAAAAAATATCGATTGTCATTAACAATCTTCCTCCTTTTATTCATATAGTACGGTAGATTTTTCTCTCTACCGCACTATTAATATTTTTATTGTTATGTATTTATATATTTATATTAAAATGGTAAATCATCAACATTAAACGATGACTCACTAGATTTCTTAGAGGTCTTGCTACCAAACGCTGGCTTTTCTTCTTTCTTAGGTTCTTCTTTCTTTTTATTCTTTAAATTTTCAAGATAAATCTCACGTTCAGTTAATGCTGCCTTGATTAATTTCGGGTCAAATACTTTTGAGCTATCTTCTTCATACGGATCATATCCACCAGTTACTAAAAGTTCACGAACAATGTTGCGTGAAATCTTCTCTTTTGGCTTACCAAATGCTACTTTTTCTTCTGTTTTCTTAATTTCAACACGATTAATGATTTCCCCAAAAACTTTAACTGTTTTTCCCGGTTCATAATTATCTTTTACAAAATCTGCTCCATCTTTATCTACCACAAATTGCAAAGGAATTACACTTCCATTAAACAAAGGCACATATCCTTTTAAAATTGCACGCCCCGTTTCCTCATCGTTTTTAATTTCATCACTTACACTATGTACGAACAATTCAACTTCAAATTCAGCTTTCGGCTCAAATTTATCATTTGCACTTACTCTATTCACAAAGTTTGTCGATAATTGAGTGTATTGCTTTAATTGCCCATCTTGCCCATAATATTCATTTAATCCTAATCGACCTCGTGTGATGCGAACTTTATCAGCTTCTTCTCGACCATGTGAAGCGATTGATTTATATTCATTCATTACAGTTTTTAGTCCTTTGTAAATGCTGTTTTCAGTACCATCTTTCTTTTTCTCTGTTGCATATACTCGGAATGTATGAATTTCACCTTCAGCAACCTCTACATCAAATTCTCCACGAATCACTTTCATTCCATCAATTTCAACATCCTCTAAACGATTTTCTGCAAATAAACCTTCCACTACCACTTGATTTTCAGCTTCACGTAATTGTTGACTCATAATTTACTTCCTCCTTTTATTCTTTTAAATTGACTATTTATATATTTATCTTTGTTTGCTTTTCCGTAACTCAAGGAGGACTTCTACTAATTCGCTCTATGGCGATCACCACCTTCCGATAAAACAATTATTTTATTGTATGTTTAACACAAGATGTTGTAT